CCAATGCTTGATTGAGAATCTGTTGTTGCTCCAATGGCAGATTGCGGATTGCATCCAACTGAGCTTGAGAGAACTGTTGTTGTACAGCACCTTGGTTTGCAAGTTGATTTGCACCTGCAAACCCCATTTGTTGGCCTTGACCAGCAATGTTAGCAAGCAATCCACTAGAGCCAATACGCTGTTGATTAGCTTGTAGTCCTGCGCTTTGGTTGGCTAAGTTAGCTTGCAAGAAATTCTGAGCATTAGCCAAGCCAACTTGATTTCTAGATGCTTGGTTAGCAAGGTTAACTTGTTGTATATTTTCAGTATTAAGTTGACCAGTTGATAAATCAATACCTTGATTAGCAAGAGCAGCACGTAATGCAGCATCTTGATTAGCTAAACCAAACTGCCCTGCCAACTGCAAGGATTGTTGAGTAGTAGCCAAATCTTGAGCTTGGTTAAGTTGTTGTGCTTGCATCTGACGAGCCAAATCAGCTTCAGAAGCACGTTGTGCCTGATCGTAAGCTTGAGCATTTTGTTGAGCAATAAACTTTTGTGCAGTTTCACCAAATGCACGATTTGTTTCTGCTTCAGCAACACCTTGTCGAGATCCACCAAAAGCTTTAGCAGCAACAGCTTGAGCCGCAGTTTGCTGTTGTTGCAACTGTCTTGCACGTTCTAGTTCTGTCAATCCTTGTTCTGTAACAGCCTGAGTATATGGGTTCATATACTGTTGAATGTTCTGGTTTAAGAATGAACCAGCAGCAATATCACGAATATTAGCTCTTGCTTGTGGAGCAATTGCACCAAGAGCCTCTTGCGCTACTTGTTGGCCTGTTACACCCTGATTCGCAACATCTCTAATAGTTCCACGATTAAGTTGAGCTGCATTAGCCAAAGCAGCCTCCACATCACGGGAGGCTACTCTTTCAGGTTGGTATAGACCTGCACTTGTAGCCAAAGTACCCGCAGTACCAAGCTGACGCATTTGCCTACTATTAGGATCAGCAAACTGGCGGGAAATATCAAAAGATGCCTGTTGGTCAGGAGTAAAACCCGCAAACTCTCTAGGAGCTAGGCCAGCAGAAACGCCTTTAGCAGTCTCTAAATTAGCTAAATAAGCCTCTTTAAACTGAGGGTCTAATTGTGATGACGATGATTGGCTTGATTTTGATAAACTCATCTTATATCTCCGTACTCAAGAAAATTCTTGGTTCAACCTTGTAAATCTTACTCATAACTTTTTCCCACCCTTTACGGCCTGTCATGGTCATGTGGGTGCATCCTTCCATTTTCCCGTGTTTTTCAACAAATGGAAGTATTCGGATAACTTCATCCATATCTCCTGCGGCTAGGAATACATGGATTGATTTCTGCTTGGGATAAGTAATTATTTCAGTAACGATGGCGGTGTTGATACCAGGCCAAAATTGCATTTCATCTTTATTGAGGGCCATTGCGACATCCTCAAGACTATGCGTTCCGTTACCATATTCTAGCGCATTTAATAATAATTGCTCACTTTCCTGAAAGTATGGAACCCACCATTTTGGCTTCCCATCCTCAGTAAAACTACTGCAATCTATCATCTAATACTGCCAAGCTTCCCATCAAACCTAATAGTTCCAACTCGCCAATCAGTTAATCTAACACCCTCAATCTTGGCTGCTACTTGTCTTCCGCTTATGCGTACAGAAGTAGGATTAGCCATTGAATATGGGCCATAGTTATATTCTGTTGAATTAGGATAAAACTTGGTGCTAAACCGAACCTGAACATCACCCGCAGTCTTTTCATCAGGAACTAATCCTGTCAGACTCATGGTTCTGTCTCCATTGCCTAGTTCTACTGGTCCTGACTCAGCAAACAATGTTTGCCCATCATAAGCAAAACCAATCTCATGCTCATAGACGTACCCGTCTGTAGAAACCATAATTGGGTTATTAAAGATTCCACGATCTGTCCCACACGTACGTGCTAACGTACCAATAGCCCAATGATTCTCACGATAGTTGTAAGAAACGTAGGAATCTACTTCATTAGAGGCAGCACTTGGGTAAAACCACCAAATCTCACCATAGGTAGAGTTGTGGACGCAGTAAACCTTAGAAGATTGAGTAGTGTTCATGTTACTAAACACGTAATCTGATACATCTGAATTCAAAGGTTTAACAAAGCCATCGTACATCCAGAATCCTGATCCAGACATCCAAATACAGGCATTATCAGTAGCGGCTACTGCTTGCTTAGAGATAACACCACAACCACTACCAATGCGCTCAAAGCTATAAATGAACGGAGGGCCAATGTATGTGGCAGTATGTACATCCACATCAGTAAACAGAATAGTCGCTCCACGGATGCGTTTAGCGCACATTAAAGAGCCAATAGTGGTTAACTCAAAGTCACCAGCTTGGTTAGTGGCAGCAGGAGTCCACGTTGTATTGTTTTCTTGGTCACACCATTGGACTTTACGTGGATTTCCACCTGCTCCAAGCGCAAATAAGAATCGTTCTTGAGTAACAATAAGACCTGTACAGCTAGTTGGTGCGTTAGTAATGGCAACCGCATCATTAGCAGTATTTAACTGCCACTCAAGCAACTTACCATCTTTAGTTGAACAAGCAACCAGATACTCACCAAAGGTATCCAGACTCCAAGTAGTAGCAGGGGTATATGAGCCTAAATCTGGTCTAGCAACACCATAGGCCGCTGTTCCATAAGTTCCATAGCCATAACCAATTTTAAGTACTGCATCTGCGTCACCCACAGTAAAACTTGTAGGTGTAATGTCAAACAGAGTACCAGCTTCATTCATTACATATAGCTTTGAATGTGTACCAATTCCGATACGTCTGTTATTTGAGTTATCACGCCAGTTAATCAGACCACGGGCTAAACCTGTCATTTGATTAGTAGAACGCTTTCTCCATCCACCTACTGGACGGATAGTGTTTTCGTACCAACGTACTAGATTTGCGCTATTCCAACGTCCTTTAGACTGATATTCAGTCCCGTTTTTGTATACGCCTGGAGGAATTTTTAGTGGAATGTATGCCATATCTGTATTCTATATCGTTGGTAGATTGGACACAAAACTCATTGTGACAATAGCCGATGGTACTGCTGGTCGTGTTGGGCTTGTGCTTGTCCCAAAATGCTCAATACTTACACCAGTATTTTCAGTTCTCCACATAATTTCAATGTAATCGTTTGAATTCATACTTACAAAAAAGTTCAATGCAGCAATGATATGGCTAGGGTCGCCAGTGCCTTTTCTTGCTACCAAGTGAAATCTGCTGTTTGAATTGGCAATATTTGTCCCATTTTTGCGAAACCAGATATCCACATCTTGACCATCGCTTGTGGTGTTTTTTAGTTGAATGGAAAACTGCAAGTTCCAGATTCCGGCATCGGCCACAGTGATTCTTGACCCGCTGGCAATTGTCACACCATTAGCAAAGTCTGTAGTATTGAATGTAACGGCATAAGCAGTTGTGGTATTGGCGGCAACTTGGTCTGTAGAGTCTTGAAAAGCCCCATGAGGATTATTCAAGTATTTGCCACCCAATGGACCAATAACAGACTGTATTGCGTTAACTAACTTAGTAAAAAACAACCTCAAAAGTCCATTATTTTGATTCTGAAGACTTTGAGAATAGACAATTCCTGATGTACCCAAAGAAGGTATAGCAGGAATATCTAGTTGTTGTTTTACATTAGCCATTACTTTTTAAGCCATGTCTGCCAAACTGCACCAGCAGCAATGACTAAACCGCCAATCCACAAAACTGGTTGAGCAATAGATGCTATCCAGTTAAGAACCTTTACAGCACCCTTGGCAGCGTCAATAGCTTCTACAAGGTCTTTAGTGTTCTTATCTATCTCATCTACCTTAGCTTCAACAGCTAGTAGACGCTCATAGATTTGCTCATGGCTTACATCGCTCATGGCGCATCAGGCCAAGTAATAGTCCAAGGGAAACCTGTCTGCGTAGTTACATCACGCAAGGCTTGACGATAGGTAGCCCATACTGCTTTGTCAACAGGAGCATCAGCTACTTGTGTCCAATCACAGTCTTTCAGTTTCTCATCCCTTGAAGCACGAACACTCTTA